ACTGTTACTTTTCAAGGTACAGGGGCATTAACAATAGGAACTGTATAATCCTAATTTATGTCAGTTATTGATAGAGTTAAATCTCATTTTGAAACTCTTAAAACTATCACTATTGAAGTTGAGGAGTGGAAAGACGAGCATGGTAACGCTAGTGTATTCTATTCAGAGCCATTAACCTTAGAAGAAAAAAATACAATTTTTAAAAAGTCTAACAACTTTCAAGACTTAACTGTTCTTGTTGATCTACTTATAATGAAACTCCAAGTCAAAAATGACAAAGGAGAAATGGTAAAAGCATTTAGCCCAGAAGATAAATTTGCATTAAGAAAGAAAGCTGATTCTAATATTATTGGTACTATTGCTAATAAGATTCTTTTAGATACCTCATTTGAGGAAGCCGAAAAAAAGTAAGTAGCGACCCTGAAATAAGGTCGCTTTTAGTTGTTGCAGAACGATTACATCTTACAATCCAACAAGTTCTTGATATGCCTGTTAGTCATTATAATCTTTGGTTAGCGTACTTGAAAAAAGAGCAAGAACAATATAAAACAGAAAAATCATTAGCAGAAGCAAAGAAATTTAAAATATAATGGCACAAAATTTAAAGATAAACATACTAGCACAAGATAAAACTAAACAAGCCTTTAATGGTATTAAAGGTAAATTAGCTGGATTAAGAGGTGCAGTATTTAATTTAAGAACTGCCTTTGCTACTTTAGGTGCTGGACTTGTTGCAAAATCTTTTGTTTCTACAGGAAGAAGTATTGAAGATTTAAATGTTAGATTAAAACAGTTATTTGGTTCTGCGTCAGAGGGTGCAAAAGCATTTGAAGTAATGTCAGAGTTTGCTGGTAAAGTTCCTTTTTCACTAGAGCAAATTCAAGAAGCATCAGGAAACCTAGCAGTAGTTTCGGGAGATGCAGATAGATTAGCAAAAATATTAGAGATAACAGGAAATGTTGCATCTGTTACAGGAATAGATTTTAGAACTGCTGGAGAACAAATACAAAGATCATTTGCTGGTGGTATTGCTAGTGCAGATATATTTAGAGAAAAAGGTGTTAGAGATATGCTTGGTTTTAAAGCTGGTGCAACTGTAACAGCAGAAGAAACTATAAAAGCATTTGAAAGAGTATTTGGTAAAGGTGGAAAGTTTGGAAATGCAACAGATGAACTTGCAACAACCTTTACAGGAACACTATCTATGCTTGGAGATAAACTATTTAACTTTAAGAAAAATGTAGCTGGTGCACAATTTTTTGATACACTTAAAAAAGAATTTAGTAACTTAAATAAATTTATAGAAGAAAATTCAAAAGACTTTGAAGCTATTGCAAATGCTATTGGTTTTATTTTAACTTTAGCAGTTAAAGGTTTTGCATCAGCAGTTAGAGGAGTAGGTAAGGCAGTTAATTTTTTAAGAACTACCTATGAAGATTTAATACATTTATTAAACAAAATACCTTTTGTAAATATTGAGATAGGTAAAACACAAGATAAAATAAATATAGGTGCTGGAGTATATCAACATATTATTGAAAATACTAATAGTGCTTTAAAGGAAACAAACAAAAGTCTAGTACAAGTAAAAGATAATTTTACTAAAATTTCAGATGTTATAAAAAAAGATATGGATAAATTAACTGATACTGCATTATTAGTTTCTAAAGTTTTAGAAATGGGTATTAAAGGTTTTTCAAGAGGATTAGCAGAATCAATAGTATTAGGTAAAGAATTAAAAACTACATTTAAAGATTTAGCTAGAACATTATTAGTAGAAGTTCTATCAACTATTATAGAAATTATTGCAAGAGAAACAGTATTGTTAGCAATCGAAAAAGCTAAAACAAAACAAAAAATATTCCAATCTCAAATAAGTCGTGGTAGTGGAGTATTACAAACAATAGGTAAAGTTTTTGGTTTTGCAAAAGGTGGTGCAGTATCTAAAGGACAACCAATCGTAGTTGGAGAACAAGGTGCAGAATTATTTATACCTAACTCATCAGGCCAAATAACACAATCAGCTAGAGGCACAGGAAATGGTGGAAGTACAACAGTTAATTTTAACATTAATACAGTAGATGCTTCTGGCTTTGAAGAATTACTTGTAAGATCAAGAGGAACTATTACACAATTAATTAATAACGCAGTTAATGAAAGAGGGAGTAAAAACTTAATCTAATGTCAGGTGCTTTTCCAATATCTTCTGCAAAGTTTGAATCTTTAGGAATAAGGTCTATTCAAAATACTATTATCTCAAAAACTGTATCTGGTAAGAAACTTGCTAGACAAATAGACAATCAAAGATTTGCATTTACAGTTAGAATAGTTACAGCAACTAGATCAGATGTTTATGGAGAGTTGATGGCTTTTATAATCAAACAAAGATCAGGCAAAGAAAACTTTACTATAATCCCACCAGAAGTAGAAGATGCCAGAGGTAATGAATCAGGAACAGTATTAGTTAATGGTGTTCACGCAGTAGGAGATACAACGATTGCTATGGATGGACACAATAACGATGGAACACACAAATTTAGGGCTGGAGATTTTTTAAAATTTGCTTCACATAATAAAGTATATATGGTTGTAGCAGATGTAACTTCTTCTAGTAATGCTTCAACAGTTACAATAGAGCCACCTTTACTTACAGCACTTGCAGATGATTCAGCAGTTACTTATGATAATGTTCCTTTTACTGTACATTTAACAAATGATATTCAAGAGTTTGGTGTTGTGGGAACTGCTAATGATGGTGCATTGTTGTATCAATTTGAATTTGATGTAGAAGAATCTTTATAGTGAAAAAATATAAAATAACCCATAAGATAACTGCCGACTTTATTGCAGAAATTATTGTCAATGAAGATCAAATAGATGCTAGTATTAACGATCTTAAAGAATACAAGAAACCTAATAGCAAATTTGAATATACTATGTTAAAAGGTACAGAAAGTGTAACTCAAACTAATTACGAACAATATGACGAGAAGCCTAACAACAGCGATAAAGAACGAACTAGCAACAAATGATGTTCGCCCTGTTCATCTTATTTCTATAGGCTTTGCAACTCCTGTTAATATAACAGATTGCTCATTTGATCTAACATCATCAGTTTCAGGCTCATCAGTTACATATTCTTCTAGTGATTTTATATTAGGTATATCTAATCATAGTGAACAAACAGATTTAACAAAGGCTAGTTTAGATTTAACATTATCAGGTGCAGATCAAACATTTATATCTTTAGTTTTAAATGAAAATGTAACTAATGACACAGTAGATATTTATAGAGGTTTTTTAAATGATTCTAATACATTAATTGCTGACCCATTTCTTTTATATAAAGGTCATGTAGAAAGTTTTGGAATACAAGAATCAGAAAATTCAAGTGCAGTTAATCTATCTATAGTTTCACATTGGGCTGATTTTGAAAAAAAGAATGGTCGTAAAACAAATAATGTATCACAACAAAGATTTTTTAGTACAGATGTTGGAATGGATTTTAGTTCGCAAACTGTATTAGATATAAAATGGGGTAGAGCATAATGGGTCTTAGAAAAGCATTAAAAAGAAGTGTTGGAAAATTTATATCTCCTATTTTAAAAGTTTTTGGAGTTAATCCTTTTGTTGCATTAGGTATTAGCTTATTTTTATCTTGGATATTAAGACCAAAAGTTCCTGAACTAGAAGATTTTGGAACTAACTCTTTTGATGATTTTGAAAGAGGATTATTAGTTAATAAACAATCTAATGACGCAAATATTCCTGTAATTTATGGAGAAAGACTTACAGGGGGTACTAGAGTGTTCATGGAAACTTCTGGTACAGATAACACTTACTTATACATGGCTATCGTTATGGCAGAGGGAGAAATAAACGATATAGAAGAAATAAGAGTAGATGATAAAGTTGTTACTTTTGCATCTAGTTTTTCAGATGGTACAGCAGTTGAAGTAGGAAGTGGAGATGCTAATTTTTATAAAGATAGTGAAAGTTTAATTAGAGTAGAGCCTCATTATGGAACTGATGGTCAATCAGCATCATCTTTATTATCTACATTATCATCATGGGGAAGTAATCATAAATTATCTGGTCTTTGTTATTTAGCGATTAGATTAAAATGGAACTCAGACGCATTTGCTGGACTTCCAAAAATACAAGCAAAGATACAAGGTAAAAAAGTTGTATCTTATAATTCAAGTTTAGTTGCTCAAACTCCAGCATATTCAACAAATCCAGCATGGTGTTTATTAGATTACTTGACTAATACCAGATATGGAAAAGGTTTAACAACAAGCGAAATAAATTTACAAAGTTTTTATGATGCCTCAGTTGTTTGTGCAACACAAGTAACACCATATTCAGGTGGTAGTGATATAAATATTTTTGACACAAATACTGCGTTAGATACTTCAAGAAATTTATTAACTAATGTTAGAGAACTTATAAAAGGTTGCAGAGGCTATCTACCTTATAGTGCTGGTAAATATAGTTTAGTTATTGAAACAACAGGAAGTGCGTCTATTACATTAACTGAAGATGATATTATAGGTGGTTATAGTTTAACAACACCTGATAAAAACGAAAAATACAATAGAGTTATTGTTGGCTTTGTTGACCCAGCAAGAAATTATCAAGTTAATGAAGTTCAATATCCAGCTATTGATGATAGTGGTTATGCAACAGCAGATAAACACGCAACTATGAAAACTGCTGATGGTGGATTCTTATTAGAGGGTAGATTTTCATTCAGTACAATCACTAGCCAATATCAAGCAGAAGAAATGGCAGAGGTAATTTTAAGAAGATCAAGAGAAGCACTATCCTTAGGTATTACAGTTAGTTTAGATGCTTATGATTTAGCCATAGGAGATATAGTTAATATTACACATTCTTCTTTAGGATTTTCTGCTAAACCTTTCAGAGTTCTTGGTATTACATTTAACGAAGATTTTACAGTTGGTTTATCTTTAGTAGAACACCAAGATAGTCATTATACTTGGGCTACAAAAACACAAGCTACAGCAACACCAACAACTAATCTTCCAAATCCATTTACTATCCAACCACCAGCGAGTGTTACATTATCAGATACATTAATTGAATATAATGATGGAACTGTAATTGTAGCTTTAGATGTATCAATAGGTGCTTCTCCAGATAGTTTTATTGATTATTACCAAGTAGAATATAAACTAAGCACAGATTCAGATTTTATTATTTACGCACAAGGTTCAGGATTAAATCATAGAGTTTTAAATGTAATTGACCAATCTACTTATGATGTAAGAGTTAAAGCTGTAAATAGTTTAGGTGTATCTTCAACCTATGTATCTGCACAAAGAACAATCGTTGGTGCTATTGAACCACCTAGTGATGTAGAAGATTTTGCTTGTAATATTGTAGGACAAGAGGCTCACTTATCATGGACACAAATACCAGATTTAGATTTAGCATATTATAATTTAAGATTTAGTGAAGAAACAGATGGTACTGCTGATTGGCAGAACTCAGTAGCATTAGTAGAAAAAGTATCAAGACCAGCAACTTCAATATCTGTACCAGCTAGGGCTGGAACTTATCTTTTAAAAGCAGTAGATAAACTTGGTAACTTTAGTTCAAATGCTACAGCAATTATTTCTAATGTAACAGGAGTTGCTAATTTTAACACAATTACAACACAATCTGAACACCCTGACTTTGATGGAACTTTAACTAATACTGTAATTACAGATGATGCTATTGAATTAGATTCTTCTGAATTATTTGATAGTGCGTCAGGGAACTTTGATTCTGAAACAACAAGATTTTTTGATTCTGGTGTTGCTAATGCTGACTTCTTTGCAAGTGGTAATTATTTATTTGCAGATGTAATTGATATAGGTGCTAAACACACAGCTAGAATTACAGCATCATTAACTCAAACATCAGATAATCCAGATGACTTATTTGATAATAGATTAGGTAATTTTGATTCTGCTTCTTCTAACTTTGATGGAGATACACCAGCTAATGCAAACGCACATATAGAAGTTGCAACAAGTGATGATAATGTAACTTATACAGCTTTTCAAAACTTTGTTATTGGAGATTACACAGCAAGATATTTTAAATTTAGAGTAGTATTAATTTCAAGAGATGGTGCTTCTACACCTAGAGTTTCAGCAGTAACAGTAACGATTGATATGCCTGACAGAATATTTAGTGGTAATGATATAGTATCTGGTGCTGGAACTAAAACTGTAACATTTACAAATCCATATAAAACTGTTAATTATGCAATTGGAATTACAGGACAAGGAATGTCAACAGGAGATTTCTTTCTTGTAGAAAATAAAACTATTAATGGATTTGATGTAACATTTAAAAATTCAAGTAATACAGCAATATCAAAAACATTTGATTTTATTGCAAAAGGCTTTTAAAAGGAGTATAAACACATCATGGCACAACACGATTACGATATAGCGAACCAATCATTCCCAGCTTTTAGAACTGATCTAAACAATGTTCTTGAGGCTATAAATACATCTAATTCAGGTACATCAAGACCAAGTGGTGCAGTAGCTGGAACAATTTGGCTAGACACAACTTCTGCAACTACTCCTACTTTAAAATACTATGATGGTGCTGATGATATATCTCTTGCAACTTTAGACCACACAGCAAACACAGTTAATTGGTTAGATAGTACAGTTAGTGCAGATTTATTGAATGACACTACTCCACAATTAGGTGGCCAACTAGATGTTAATGGTAATGCTATTGGAGATGGCACAAATGAATTATTAAAGTTTGTAGAAACAGCTAGTGCAGTAAATGAAATAACTATAACTAATCAAGCAACAGGAAGTAATCCAAGTATTTCTGCAACAGGAGATGATACTAATGTTGGCTTAGAATTTAGTACAAAAGGAACAGGGGCTATTAAATTTAACGATCTAGCTTATATTCCTCAACAAGCATTAACTTCATCATCAAATGCAGTTGCTTGGGATACACAAGCTAAACCAAACGCATATCATCTAACAACAGAAAACACTACATTCTCTGCACCTACTAATTCAGTAGAGGGTGCTTTTATTTGTGTAGAGATTAATTATAATGGCTCACACACAATAGCTTTCAATACTGTATTTGAATTTGCTGGAAGCACAGCACCAACATTTACTTCAACAGATGGTAAAACTGATATTTTAGTTTTCAAATACAATGGGGCTATTTGGCAAGAAGTTGGTAGAACATTAAACCTAAGTGAAAGTTAAAATATGTACGCAATAGTAGAAGATAATAATATTACACAATACATTAATAATCCTAAATCAGTAGTGATTGGAGATGTAAGATACCCAGCTAAAATATTTCAGTTATGGTCACAAGCTGAATTAAATGCAATAGGTATTTATGAAGTTATAACTGATTCAACTAATTACAAAGACCCAGCATATTACAATAACACTAACGAACAATATAATTTTGCAGATGGTCAAGTTACTAAATCTTGGGGAACTGCAACTGCTAAAAGATTAAATGATGAAAACGCATTAGATGAAGATGGTAATAATTTATTAGATGATGATGGCAACCAACTAATTAACTATGGTTTAAAAACTGAAAAGAAAAAAATTGTAAAACAACAAGCATCAGGATTATTAGCACCTACTGATTGGTATGTAGTTAAATCAACTGAGGTAGCTGACTACGATGTACCAGCAAATGTATTATCTTTCAGAGCAGATGTTAGAAGTAAGTCAAATGAAATGGAAACTCAAATAGATAACTGCACAACAGTTGATGAACTAAAAACTCTTTATGAATATGTAAATACAGGAACAGAAGAAAATCCTGTTTATGAAAGACCATTAGCTGAATTTCCAGAGGAGATTTAATGCCACTAATACTTGGAACTAACTCCATAAAAGACACAGGCTTTGATGTAGCTAACTCATTAAGGTTTGATAGTGCAAGTGATGAAAATTTATCAAGAACACCTAGTAGTGCTAGTAATAGAAAAACATTTACTATTTCTGCTTGGGTTAAAAAAGCAAATTTAGGTAATACTCAAACTATTATAGATGCAAGAATAGATAGCAATGATAATTGTTCTATTTTTTTTAATTCAGATGATAATATATTTATTAAATTCAAAGTTTCACCTACTTCACAAAATACTAGTTTAACGACAAATAGAAAATTTAGAGATGTTAGTGCTTGGTATCATATAGTTTTAGCAGTAGATATGACACAAGGAACAGATACTAATAGAGTAAAATTTTATGTTAATGGAGTTCAAGAAACAAGTTTTAGTAGTGCAACTTATTTAACTCAAAATACTGATACAACTTTTAACAATACAAATGAACATCAACTAGGAAGTAGAGTTGCAGATACTTCACAAGATTTAGATGGTTATATGGCAGAGTTTGTTATGGTAGATGGACAAGCACTAGACCCAACATCATTTGGAGAATTTGACGAAGATAGTGGAATATGGAAACCAA